GCCCCTGCAAAGGAAAGAAGTGGTGAGGAGGAGATCGGGTTTTGGTTTGTTATTTGAACCTAATCCCTTTTTCCTTTTCCTACCACTTCTAACTTGTCTCCATCAGCAACCTGTGCTGTCCTCTATGCTGTCCGCCTATCTTTCCCTCCGAATTGGTTGGAATGATAAGTGTGTAACAGCAGGTCGAAGATTTCCAGCGACCTGATCCTCAGGAAGCAGGACCTGTTTACGACGACTCAGTTCCGCTTGTTGCAACCAAGCGAATACTGAATAATCATAATCGGGTACCTTTCCTGAACGAGACTTGACAACCATTGCTTTGCAATAGGTGTCTTGGAGATCCTCAGTGAGCTTCTTGTGAACTGGTAAATGCCAGTTCACCTCGCTACCCGGATTGGCAATTACACCAAACTGGTGCGAGTCCCTCGTAAAGGGAATTAGAGGAGCCTGCTTCAGAATCTCAGCCAACAAATACCGCGATGCGGTCACTAGACCAAAAAGGTATAGTGAGTTGACTACCTCGATCAGACCGACTAGAGTCTCTGGGTGACCTTTCAAATCTTTCGGGTACCAGACGAATTGCCTGGATAACCGGAAGATAGGGATCTCAATGCCTCTGAGAAATTCTCCACCACATGACTCCTTAAAGGGGTGATATGGAAAGAACGTCTTGTCGGCATTGACTCGAAATCCGAAGACCTCGAGTAGCTCGATGACCTTAAGGAATATTCGGTCATCGACAACTAAATCATCACCGTAAACACGGAATTCCGTGTTTACACCCTTTTCCCGGTTCGCTAGTCTAACGATTGATCCGAAGATAATACACTCTATCGGAAAACAGAGTGCACTACCCATCGGGGCGAATTTCTTGAGACGTATCTCATGATTTCCGCACTTGACTTTGGAGGATCGAGTATACTGAAGAAGATAACCTAATTCAGTATGCCCGAAAACCCTCTTGACAAGTTCGTTAGACACTGAATCACTAGCACTGGACAAGTCAATTGTCCCGTATTTGCGATTCAGAGATCCTCGTGCAGCTAGGTCAGTATTGCGAGTTTGATCGTGAAGAGTTATCTTCAAATCAGACTTAGCAAGATACTTATCTAACTGCCGCATGATGTACTTTTGCAATGCCATATTCGCAACAGGCTCCATGGATATGCTTCGACGTGTCGAAACATTCTTCGGAACCGAAGCGTATTTGGCAAAGCTATTTGGAGTTTTCGGACCGACGAATTGGTCAGAAACCCCAAGAATAATAGCAGCTCTCCTAAGTCTAGAAATATCCAACTTAGTGAACTGCATCCTATTCAGTACACCAGACTTTGCTTTCAATTCGGAGGAGGCATTCCCAGAGAAATCAACTGGAAGTCCCTTCTCGACAGAGAAGTCTCTCATTACATAAGAGACCTCCTCGGTGAGCTTTGTAACTAGCTCATCAGGGAATGATTCCTTAACGGAATCATCCTCTGTCATGAAAGCAAGCTCCGCATTCTCAACGAGAGTAGGATCATCAATAGGAATCCTAGTGATGAATTCAACCCACGTCAAGGTGCGTGCTAGCGAATCGGGAGCTTGATACTTGAGGTACTGTGATACTTCGACCTTAATTGG